TGAGATATATGTAGACATATTTAGTTTTCTGCCTTTTGTTAAGATACAAGAGCCTGGGGACTTAAAGGTTAATTATGAGTTATGGGGTCATCTAGTTGACTTCTACAATCAATTATTAAAGAATAAGCTAATAGACCTAATCAAAAGCAAGCAGATAGGGATAAGTTGGGCATTATCCGTATATGCGTTATGGAAGATATACACTGTTCCTGGGTTTCCTGTCTTGGAGATTTCAAAAGGGGAGACTGAATCAAAGGCTTTACTCCAGAAGTCACGGATAGTTTATAATAATCTACCTGATTGGATGAGGATTTACACTCTCTACCCTGATACTGGGGAGTCTTTTGGTTTCAGGGAGAACAGGTCGGTTATAGAATCGTTCCCTTCTACGGAGACTTCGGGTATAGGTAAGACGGCGGGACTGGTAATTCATGATGAGAGTGATTTTCACCCCTATTATGAGACGAATTTATCTCATACGAGGGCTACTGTTGCTGATATAAAAGGACAGCTAGTTTCGGTATCTACGGTGAACAAAACCGAGCCAGACTCTTACTTTAAGAGGCATTGGAAGGCAGCTTATAACAGGGAGAATGGGTTTAAGGCTCTATTTTACCCTTATAATGTCAGGCCAAACCGAGATGAAGCCTTTTATCAGGCGTTAGTCAAGGAAAATGAGACTACTCCTTGGGTTGTAGAGGCGAATTACCCTAGAACTTGGCAGGAAGCATTAAGTCCGCAGTCTGCTCAGTCGTGTTTTAATAAAGATGTCTTACAAAAGCTGTGGGACGGTGTTACTGAGCCTGAAGTAAGGCAGGGATTTATCTATATCTTCTCCAAGCCTCGTGTGGGGGTTACTTATAGTGCGGGGGTAGATGTTGGCGAAGGTGTGGGGTTAGATTACTCGTCTTTAGATATTATCGGCAAGGAGGGACTGAATTCTGAGGTTGCCGCAAAGATTTACACTAATACTTTAGCTACGGATTTATTTGCTTTTGAAGTAGATAAACTTTGTAGGGAGTATTTCACACCATTACTAGGAGTTGAGAATAACGCCATTGGTGTAGCGGTAATGAATAAACTCGTAGAACTTGGCTATCCCAAACTATTCTCTACAGAAGCCGATAACAAGAGGAAAGCAGGCAAAGAGGTCAATGGAACTGAAAAACTTGGCTGGACTACTGGTGAAAAGAATAAGCAGACTGGGATAGTTGAGCTTATAGAAAGTGTAAATAATGGTCTAATAACGAGGTTTAAGCCACAGGTCAAAGAGATGATGGAGTATCAATGGGTCAATGGAAAACCTGTCCCAACTGGAGCCACACACGGCGATACCGTTATCTCGTTGATGCTTGCCTCTCAGATGTCTAAAAGGTCTCACGGAGTTCCCAAGGCAAGTATGTGGATTTCAGGAAAACAGATATGGTAGGAGATTATTATGCCTAATGGACAGGGCGAAGGAATGTGGGAATGGAGGCGGGATAGGCTCTGGAGAGAAGCTCACACGCTGAAAGGTTTGGGACAGCAGTTCTGGTTAACTGTGGGATTAGACCCCGATATGAACCCGAAGTTATTAACAGAGGATGATGTAGAGCGGCTCGCCAAAGAGCTAGATTTTGTTAAGTCGTATAGGGAAAAAGAGAGAGTAGAAAGAGAAGTAATACCCCAGACCTGGCGGGATTGGATTTCCCAATATGCCGTTCCTGAAGCTGGACAAGAGCAATTTAGGGGTTACCCCGTAACATATAATCCCAATATGCCTAGGACACGAGGGCTTTACTATCACGCCCCATCAGGACAACAAGGGCATATTGAGTTGTCCAATGTAAAAGTTTCTATATTAGCTCACGAGCTAGCTCATGTCCACTATTTTGAACATCTAAGCCCTACTGCACGAGAGAAAGTTACTCCGATATTGGATTGGTTGGAGAAAACATCCCCTGAGTTTAGAAGGGAACTTTATAAGGTTAGTGGTAACCCAGAGAATTCAAAATGGAGAAAACTGCCCGAAGAGCGACATGCTGTTTTATATCAAGTGTTTGGAAAAACCCCAGAGAAAATCCCTTATTATCTAGACCAGTATTACCACAATCTTAAACCGTGGCAAGTAGGAGGTGATTTGGGTATGAGGAGATGGCTTTTACGGCAAGGTCAAATAACACCAGAACAATTCTACAAGCATCCTTGGGAGTAATATGGTAAAAATTAAAGTATATGACACGGAATATATCAAGTTCGTATTGGACGACTTAAAGAAGAAGGGAATAGAGGCTTCTACTATAGCTGAGGTATTATCACCTAAGAGAGTATCATTAGATATAATACGAGCTAGGTTTAAGAAATAAAAGGAGGTAGAATTGTGGAAGAAGCATCTAGGATAGTCTCACAGGTTAAAAGTGTAGAAGACAAGGTATTTGCTACCTTACATACCAGAATGGATGATGACTTTGACAGATGGGCATTGAAGTTGCCTGTTGTGCGGGTTAGTGCCGAATATAATGCATCTCAGAGACTATCTAGTAGAGATACCGATATTGTGATTGTCTCCAATGCCCCTAGAACCTTTGCCGACAATGTCCAGTCCATTTTATCATCTTCAGAAAGGCAGATTATCGCTAGGATGGCGGAGCCCCATACGGGAGCTGACTTCCGTGAAGCTGTTGCCAAACTGGAAAGACTATTAGAATACGCATTTTACAAAGCTGATGAGAGGCTTATCAACTTACTCTTACCGACATTAAAGGAAAGTTTAGTCTGGTATTCTATTGTGAGAGGATGGGTGGCTGGTAGGTTTGTTACTTATAAAGAGGATGGAGAGGTTGTCTTTGACTTTTTGCCTTACGACCCAAGATGGTTAGTTTATCAAAGGGGTAGCAAGGGATTACTTTGGACTGCCTATACCACATATCGTTCCGTATCAGAGCTTGAGGATGAGTATGGAGTGGTAAAGAAGGAGCCGTGGTATAAGCCGTGGTCAAAAGAAAAAGATAATTACCCCGTTATTGATTACTGGCTACATGAGGGTAAGAATAAAATCTCCAATGCCGTTATCTGTGAGAATGAGTTTGTTAAAGAGCCAGAGGAATATAATATAAAATCAATGCCTGTTTTAATAGCTCCAGTAGCTACCAGACCCCCAATTCAAGGTCGATTAAGCAATGAGATGGAGGGTTATGGGGAGAGTATATTCGCACCTAATAGGGAAATTGACAATTTACTTAATAAGTTAGGCACTATGTGGGCAAGCCACGCTAATCTTCTATACAAACAGCCAACAATAAACTACTATGATGAGCAGGGTATTAGTTTAAAAGCTACTGCCTTTTTATCTGAGGCAGTTCTCAATCTTCCAATAGGGCATAATCGGCTTGAGCCTTCACCCTTGAAGGAGATTTCGCCAACACTGGTTAATCTAGTCAACTGGCTGGATGGTATGAGGGTTAGGGGTTCAATGCCTGATATTGATATTCGGACACCGCCTCAATCGGGGACTCTACAGAACTTGGTTCAGGAAGCTAGTAATAGGGTGTTTAATCCACAATTAAGAAACCTCAGCTCCTTTTATGGAAATATATGTAGATTGGTGGAGGAGCAATTAGCGAATGGTGGCGTAGGTGGTGAGAAGATAAGGAAGGTTAATATCAAGGGGATACAAAAGAACCAATACTACGAGATGGCTGTTGCCCCCATTGATATTAAGAAACCACACACAATTAAAGTGGAATTTACCGCTAGAACACCGTGGACACAGCTTGATACTTACCAGATAGCTGATATGGCAAAGAGGCAGGGCTTACCCGATGCCTTCATACAGGAATATATTCTCAAACTCCCAGACCCGAAGGGTATTGGTGATATGTCGGCAATTGAGATGGCGGAGCATAGTCCTAAACTAGCAATGGTCAGAGCAATTAGGGCTTTAATGGAAACTGGCAGAAAAGATGAAGCCCAACAACTAATGAAAGATTTATATCAAATGGAAATGAGTGAGCAAATGGAGGTGCAAGGTGCAGGAATGGAACAACCCACGCCAGTCAGCGGTGGAACGACAGGTGCGGCAGAGCGAGCCATACCATTGGCAGAGGCTCCGCCACAGGTTGGGGAAACACCTCCGCCTCCAACAATTGAGGAGGGTGTATGATTAGAAATTATCCAGAAGCAAATCTCTTACGACAAACAGAACCCTACCATTTTCAACGGAAGAGGCATAGACTTGGGGAGTTTCCCCGTGCTTCCCAGCCTAATACGAGTCAACCTAATCAAAAATATCAGATGCCCAATTATAGGCAAAGCACGATTGATTATTGGATAGGTGTTTATAACGATTACATTAAGAGAAGGAAATAATTATGCCTGATGGACAACAACAATATGTAGAACTACCTC